TGATGCAGAAGCTGGACCACATCGAGGACGCCCTCACGCACAAGGTGGACAAGCCATGAGCAGATACCAGTTCTACCAAGACCCCCGCGGCGAGGGCTACAAGACCCGCTCAGGCGTGCTCAACGGCATCAACGCGCACCGCCGGGCAGCGGCGACCGATCAAGTGGCCGAGGTCAAGGCCTAACCGTGCCGAAGCTGAACAAACTGAGCGCGAAGCAGGAGGCTTTCGTTCAGGAATACCTGATCGACCTCAATGCGACGCAGGCGGCAAGGCGCGCGGGCTATTCCGAACGCCAATGCGGGGTAATCGGGTATGAAAACCTGAAAAAACCCCAGATTTCCGTGCGAATCAAGCAAGCAATGGATGAGCGGGCCGCCAGGGTCCACATCACCCAGGACCGCGTGCTTCAGGAACTCGCGCGGCTGGCCTTCTCGGACCTGCGCAAAGCCTTCAAGGACGACGGCAGCCTCAAGTTGCCCAACGAGTGGGATGACGACACGGCGGCGGCCATGGCTGGTGTGGACACGCAGACATCGAGCGTGCATGGCGGCGATGAGGAGGCCCCGCTTTCGCTGACCACCAAGAAGGTCAAGGTCTTCGACAAGAGCGCGGCCCTGACGCTGGCCATGCGCCACTTGGGCATGCTGAACGACAAGCTGGAAGTGACCACGCCAATGGTGCGGGTCAAGGACTACACCGGGCGCGGATGAGCGGCACCTTCGACTACACGTACCGGCCGCAGGGCCCTACGCTTGATCGCTACATCGCCAGCCAGAAGCAGCGCGCTTTCATCTGCGGGCCGCTGGGCTCTTCCAAGACGAACGCCTCGTGCTGGAAGGCGTTTCGCATCATGTGCGGGCAGGAGCCCGACCAGAACAAGCAGCGCAAATCGCGCCTGGTGGCCATCCGCAACACCTACCCCGACTTGCTGGGCACCACCGCCAAAGACTGGCTGGAGATGTTCGGCGAACTCGGCAGGTACGTGAAGGGCAACATGGAGCCGCCGACGCACCTGCTGAAGTTCCGGCTTGAAGACGGCACCACCGTGGACAGCGAGATGATCTTTCTCGCGCTGGACCGCGAGGAGCACGTTCGCAAGCTGCGCGGCCTGCAGCTGACCGCCGGCTGGCTGAACGAGACAAAGGAACTGCCCTTCGCCGTGGTGCAGATGCTTGACCTTCGCGTGGGCCGCTACCCGCAGGAGATGCCGCCGACGTGGTACGGAATCTTCGGCGACACCAACGCACCGGACACGGACCATTGGTACTACCGGCTGGCCGAGGAAGACAGGCCCGAGGGCTGGGACTTCTTCAAGCAGCCCGGCGGCCTGACCCGCGACAACGCCGATGCACCATGGCGCGAGAACCCGGCGGCCGAGAACATCAAGAACTTGCCCAAGGACTACTACCTCAAGGGCGCCCAGGGCAAGGATGAGGACTGGATCAAGGTCAACCTGGCCAACGACTACGGGTTCGTGAAGGACGGCAAGCCGGTCTACCCGGACTTCCGAGATGCGCTGCACTGCCGGCCCTTCGAGTTGGTCAAGGAACTCGGCTTGCACATCGGCCTGGACTTCGGGCTGACCCCGGCGGCCCTCATCGGCCAGAAGACGGCCATGGGCCAGTGGCGCATCCGCCGCGAGTACGTCACGGAAGACACCGGGGTAATTCGCTTCGCCGATGGCCTCAAGAAGTTTCTTGCCGAGCACTTCCCGGGCTGGCCAATCGCCTCAATCACGGGCGACCCATCGGGCGACCAACGCCAGGCCGGCGACAACGAGGAGCGCACCGTGTTCCAGCTGCTGGAGGCGAACGGCGTAGACGCTTTGCCCGCCTACACCAACGACTTCAGCGTGCGCAGCGAGGCATTCGCGGCACCGATGCGCCGCCTGATCGACGGCGAGCCCGGCATGCTGATTCACCCCGACTGCAAGGTCACACGCAAGGGCTGCCAAGGCGGCTACGCATTCAAGCGACTCAAGGTTGCCGGCGACGAGAGGTATCACGATGTCCCCAACAAGAACCACTACAGCCACCCGTGCGAAGCAGGCCAGTACATGGTCATGGGCGGCGGTGAGGGCGTTGCCGTGACGACCAAGGTGTCGAAGACGCACACCAAGGTGGTATCCGATTACCGCCGACTGCGCGGCCTGGACGACTGAGAGCCCAAACCATGCAGATGCAGACCAAGCCCCTCAAGCCGGTGCGAGAGCACGGCCCCAGCGCCCGCGATGAGGCGGGCAAGGACGGCTTCAGCCTGGGCGCGCTCGAGGATCTCGTGTCGGACTGTGAGCGCCAGCCCGACTGGCGCGACCGCAGCGACCGGGCAGCCTCGTATTACGACATGGGCAAGCAGCTGACGCCTGAGCAGGAGCACAAGATCCGCACGGAGTGGGGCATCGAACCGCGGCAGATCAACCTGATCCACGGCGTCGTCAACGGCGTGCTGGGCCAGGAGGCCAAGGCCCGCAGCGACGTGCGCATTGAAGCCGACGACGACGATTTCCAGGACGTGGCCGACGTCCTGAGCAAGAAGCACAAGGAAGCCACGCGCGAGGCCAACATCGACATGGCCGTGAGCAACGGCTACGCCGGACAGGTGAAGACCGGCATCGGCTGGGTCGAGGTGAGCCGCGCTGCAGACCCGCTGGACTACCCGTACCGCGTGGTCGACGTCCACCGCAGCGAAATCTGGTGGGACATGCGCGCGACCGACCTGGGCCTGCGCGACTGCCGCTGGCTGGTGCGCAAGCGCTGGATGGACCTGGACGAAGCCATTGCATGGATGCCCGAGCACCGCCGCATCCTCGAGCAAGCGCTGAACGGCTGGGATCTCATCGCGCTGCCCGAGGACCACGACAACATCCTGTACCGCAGCTACACCAACGAGCGGGCAACGCGCATCCGCCGCGACGAGTGGGCCGACACCAAGCGCCAGCGCGTGAAGATGTACGAGGTCTGGTATCGGGTGCCGGCTGAAACCGTGGTGCTGCACGTCGGGCCCGGCAAGCGCATCGCCTACGACGAAACCAACCCGCTGCACATCGAGGCGGTCAGCCGCGGCCGGGTCAAGGTCAGCAAGGCCATCACCCGGCAGGTCCGCATGGCCCTGTTCGCCGGCCCGCACCGGCTGCTGGACGTGGCCACGACGCGCCGGCACTTCCCCTACGTGCCGTTCTTCGCCTTCCGCGACGACGAGGACCGCACGCCCTACGGTCTGATCGAGGGCATGCTGACCCCGCAGGACGAGTACAACGAGCGCCGCCAGATGATCCACTGGATGCTGAAGGCCCGGCAGCTGGTCATGGACTCCGACGCGCTGGACGAGGAATACAACAACGTCGCGGACATCACCAAGACCATGAACCGGCCCGACATGACGGCCGTGCTGAACCCGAACCGCCGCAACGCCAACGCCTTCCAGATCGCCAACGGCCTGCGCATGGAGCCCTTCCAGGTGGACGTGATGCAGGACAGCAAGGCGCTGATCCAGGAGGTTCCACGGGTCTACAGCACGCAACTCGGCCAGGCGCAGCAGGGCGTCACGTCGGGCGTGGCCATCAACAGCCTCACCGAGCAGGGCATCGTCGCCATGGGCGAGCTCAACGACAACTACCGCTTCGGCCGCAAGATGGTCCACGAGCAGGTGCTGGACATGATCGTTGAGGACCACCTGGACGAAGACTTGCGCATCGTCATGGGCGCCGGCCAGAACAAGCGCGTGATCGTGCTGAACTCCTGGAGCGAGAAGGGCGAGCCGATCAACCGCGTGAAGGACGCCCCGGTGAAGGTGGGCCTGTCCGACGTGCCGACGAGCCCGGCCTTCCGCATGCAGGAGCAGCAGCAGGTTGCGACCATGCTGCAGGCCTTCCGCGGCGACCCGCAGGCGCTGGCCATCCTGGGCCCGGTGTTTATCGAGGGCAGCAGCATCAGCAACCGCCAGGCCATTGCCGACGACCTGCGCCGCTCCAAGGGCGTGCCGGTGGCCGGCGACCGCCAGCAGCAGCAGCAGCAGCAGGCCAAGCAGGAGGCCATGATGCAGCGCAAGAGCCAACTCGAGGACGCCGAGACACAGGCCAAGGTGGAGAAGCTGAACGCCGATGTGCGCGTGGCCGACACCGTGGCCACCCTCAACGCCGCCAAGGCCCGCGAAATCGGGCACACGGTGGCGCGCGACCTTCACGCCATCGACCGCGAGGAAATGCCGCAGCCGATGACCGAGGACGACGAACTCGAAGCAGCGATGGCCGAGGCCTCGCAGACCTGAGCAACACCGTTCCTGGCCCGCCCCCCGCGGCCAGGAAGTAAGAGGGGGACTTTCCCGCTGCCAGGCATACATCGCGCCCGGTAGACGAGGTATTCAGCGATGGCAGACGCACAAAGCCCGCCCGGGTCACACCGAGGCGGGCTTTGTCGTTTTCGGACCCGGCCGTACCCGGATTGAGGAAGCGAAACAATGAACCTGGATGACCTGGAGCCTGGAAGCCCCGAGTACGAGGCAGCGCTGGATGCGGCTCAAGCCGACGAAGACGCTGCAAACGGCAACACGGAAGGCGCTGAAGCCAACTCCGACCCCGACGAGGGCGACGAGCAGGATGAAGGTGCTGGAGCTGCGGTCGTTGCCGACGACCGCACCAAACCCGACTCGGAAACCCCCGCTGCGCCCGCAGCCGCCTCGCCCGAAAAGCCATCGAACCCCAGCGGTGTGATGAGCAAGGATGGGAAGACGGTGCTGCCGTTCGCAGTGGTGCAGTCAGCACGCCAAGAGCGCGCCAGGGAGCGCGACGCCAGATTGGCCGCCGAGGCTGAACTGGCAAGCGCCCGCAAGGAGATCGAAGACCTGCGCGCGGGCCGCAAACCTGCCGTGGAGGACGCCGACCCCCTGGAAACCGCGCTGGCTGAAGCGATCGAGGAAATCCCCGCCCTGGCCGCCGTGGCAACAGCCATGAAGGCACAGCGGGAAGAACTCGCAGCGCTGAAGGCCAAGCCGGCCACGACGACGCAGGAACCCGAGGCCGAGTCGGAAGACCCGGTACAGGCCGCTATCGACGCCGTGCCCGCGCTGGCCACCTGGCAAGCCACCGACCCGGAGAAGTTCCGCCGCGCCCAACAACTGGACGTAGCGATCTCCGAATCCCGCAAGTGGGCCGGCAAGCCCATGAGCGAGCGCTTCGCCCATGTGGCGCGGCTGGTGGCCGAGGAGTTCGACATCCAGGTCGAAGACGAACCCGCCCCTCAACGAACGACCAACAACCCGAACCGGGCCAACCCCCAAGACGTCATCCGCAATGCGGCGCGAGCAGCGCCCAACACGCTGAGCGACATGAAGGGGGGCGCCGCGGCGACCTCGGAAGACCGGCTGGACCGCATGCCCGTGCAGAAATTGCTTGGGCGCATGGAAGCCATGACGGACGACGAGATCGACGCGCACTTGGCCAAGTTCGGGTGAACCCAACCACCTGAACCTCAAGGAAAACCATCATGTCTGGAACCAACGTCGCGCGCGGCTCGAACCTCGCGCTCACGCAGTACTCGGTGGCCGTCACCGCGCAGATGATCCGCGCGCCCGGCAACCTCAACGCCCTCACGGGCCCCGCGCCGAAGCAGTCCGATGCCGAGGCGAACATGAAGCAGCAGACCTCGGCCGACATGCCGTTCGTCCGCATCACCGACCTGTCGACCGACCCCAAGGGCGACAAGGTGACGGTGGACGCCTTCAACATCGTCGGCGGCAAGCCGATCATGGGCGACCGCAACGCCGAGGGCCGCGGCCAGCGCCTGAGCTCCTCGTCGTTCGACATGCTGATCGACCTGGCCACGTTCAACGTGGACGCGGGCGGCAAGATGAGCCGCCAGCGCACGCGCCATGAACTGCGCCGCATCGCGCGTGCAGCCATCGCCGGGTATTTCCCGCGCATGGTGTGGCAGCGCGCGATGGCGCATGTGGCCGGTGCCCGCGGCTTCCAGACCGGCTCCTCGTGGGACGTGCCTCTGGCGAGCGATGAGGACTTTGCCGAAATCATGATCAACCCGGTGCAGGCTCCGACCTACAACCGGCACCTGGTCATCGACGGCGGCAACCTCGTCAAAGGCGGCCTGCAGCTGCAATCGTGCGACAGCGCGGACAAGTGGAGCCTCACGGCGCTGGACAACCTGGCCCTCTACCTGGAGAGCCTGGACACCAAGCTGCCCCCGCCCCGCATGAGCGGTGACGAGCAGGCCTACGACAGCCCGCTCAAGGGCTGCCTGTACCTGTCGCCCGGCTCCTACAACGACCTCATCACGGATGCCAGCGCGGGCAACAACCTGCGTGCCTTCCAGTCGGCGGTCGAGCAGCGTCAGAAGTGGGCCAAGGGCACGGCGATCTTCATGGGCGAATGCGGCATCTGGCGCGGCATCCTGGTGAAGAAGATGGAGCACACCATCGCCTTCAACGCCAGTTCCTCGTTCAAGTACGTGGCAGTGGCTGACCGCCTGACCGCCACCGAAAGCACGGGCACCGTGGCCGCCGGCCTGAGCACCACGCATCGCGTGGAGCGGGCAATCCTCCTGGGCGCACAGGCCCTGGCGCGCGCCGAAGGCTCCTCGAACAGCGGCGTGCAGGCTGCCGTGATCGAGAACAAGTACAACGCCGGCCGCAACTTCGAGTACCTGGGCGAGTTCATGGGCGGTGAGGCGAAGTTCCGCTTCAAGTTCCCGAACGAGAACGGTGACCCGGAGCCCACCGACAACGGCGTCTACGCCATCGACGCGGTGAGCAAGATCGTCGGCAACTGATCGACCTGAGCGGCCGGCGCTTCGGCGTCGGCCATCCAACCCCCTTTCAAGGAAATCATCATGGCTCAATACAAAGCCCTCGGCCTGCTTAGCGCGGCCTACATGCAGGCGTTCGGCAACGCGGTCATCTCGCACGAGAAGACGGTGCCATCGGCCGCCCTGGCGCTGAACGACACCGTGGACCTGATGCGCATTGCTGGCGGCACGAAGCTGACCGAACTCACCAAGTTCAACGGCGACATGGATACCGGCACCACGCTTCAGTACAAGCTGGGCTACCGCCGGGCCAACAGCGACGGCGTGATCGTGGAGGACGACGACTACTTCGGTTCGGCGCTGACCGACCTGCAGGCGGCCGTCACCAACGCGGCTCGCACGCGCTACGTGTTCGACCCCATCACGTTCGATGAGGACGTGTTCATCACCGCGACCGTCACGGCCGCGGCGACGGGTGTGTCGGGCACGCCGGCCATCCACCTGTTCGCCCAAGGCATCGCCCGCGGCATCAAGTGACCCTCACGGGTGTCTCCTGACTGGCTGCGGCCAGTTTTCGGCCCCGGGCTAACCCCCCGGGGCCTTTTTCTTGGAGCAAGCGATGACGCAATTTCTCGTGCGCTACGTGGGCCTGAAGGCCTCGCGCAATGACAACGTGGCCGGCACCGGCCTGACCTGGCACGGCCAGGGCGACGTGCAGCCCGTTCCGCCCGCGGCATGGGACAAGCTGAAGCGCCATCCCGACGTGTGGGAACTCGTACCGAGCAGCACCGCAGCCGTGGAGCCGGTGGCTGGCACGCTGGGCGCGGCCAAGACCGCCGAGGTGCAGTCGTCGGAAACGACCGCACCTCCGAGCGATGAACTGGAAGCCCTGCGCGCCGAGGCCAAGGCCAAGGGCGTGAAGGTGCATCACAAGATCAACGACCCGGCCAAGATCCGCGAACTCATCGCGGCGGCCGAACAAGCGGAGGCCTGACATGGGCGTGCTCACTGGCCAGCAAATCATCGACCGCGCGTGGATCATCCTGCAGGACACCAACGGCACGACTGGCGTGCGCTGGCCTGCCACCGAACAGATCCTGTGGATCAACGACGGTCAGCGCGAAATCGTCATGAACCTGCCGAGCGCCTACGTCAAGACCGTCATCGCCCCGCTGACGGCTGGCACGCGCCAATCGCTGACCGGGCTAGGCTTCACGGACGGCATCCAGTTCATGAAGCTGCCGCGCAACTACCTTGCGGACGGCGTGACACCAGGCCGCGCCGTGACCATCAAGCCCATGCTGTGGATTGATGAGCAGATCCCGAACTGGCACAACGACGCGGCAGCGCCGGCCGTGCATGTGATGTTCGACCCGGCCGACCCCAAGACCTTCTACGTGTGGCCCAAGGCGAACGGCACGGCGCGGGCGGAAGTGGTCTACGCGGCATCGCCTGCCGAACTGGCATCGCTGGCCAACACCATCGTGCTGGACGACATCTACGCCAACGCGCTGCAGTACTACGTGCTGTTCCGCAGCTTCAGCAAGAACGCGACCTACACCAAGGCGCCGCAGTTGGCTGCGCAGTACTACCAGTTGTTCCTGCAAGCCCTGGGCATCAAGGACGCGCGCGTGAAGGCGCTGGACGCCAACCTGCAGATGGCGCAGGACGGCTCTGGCGTGGCTGGCTCGCAGGCGAACTGAGCATGACGGTCATCGCCTGGGACGGCATGACGCTGGCGGCAGACCGGCGCATGTGCAGCGGCAACACGGTGCAGAGCACGACCAAGATTCGCCGGCTTGGCCGCGAGTTGCTGGGCGTGGCCGGCAACCTGTCTGTGGGCAAGGAAATGATCTCCTGGTACGCGGCAGGCGCCAAGCCGGCCGAGTTCCCGGCCAGCAACCGTGACCCGAACGAAGGTTGCAGCCTCATCGTTGTGCGCGCTGATGGCACGGTGTGGAAGTACGAGAGCAGCCCGCATCCGTTCAGCATCGAAGGGCCGTTCGCGGCTTTTGGGTGTGGCGACTCGGCCGCGCTTGTGGCCCTGGCATGCGGCAAGACAGCCTCTGAAGCCGTGGCCTTGGTGAGCCAGTTCGACCGTGGCTGCGGCAACGGCGTGGACAGCTTGGAGCTCGCCAAGTGCTGATCGCCGCGTGGTCCAACTTCCTCGGCTGCAACCGCAAGCTGCATCCCAAGCGGCTGGGTGAAGGCGTCGGGGTCGATGCCGTGAACCTGCGGCTTGGGTTTGCGGACCTTCGCACCTGGCGCGAGGCCAGTGTAGTGGTGACGACGGGGGGTGCAACGCCCCTCATCAGCGCCTACCGCATGAACCGTTCGGTGGCCAGCGACACCTCGGCCTGGATTCAGTGGATCACGGACGTGGACGTGGTGCGCAGCCTGAACCCCAACGACAGCACCGAGGAAATCTACTTCACGGGCGACGGTGTACCCAAGCGCACCGACAACGTGTTGGGCCTGCCCGCTGCCCCGGGCCCGGCCGCCACGCGCACGCTGGGCATCCCCAAGCCCACGGCGGCCATGGCAGCCACGATCCTGAGCGCGGGCAGCGGCACCGACCAGACCCGGGCCTATGTCGACGTGTTCCGCAACAACCTGCTGCGCCCGGGTGCGCCGGGCCTGCCCGTCACGATCGTGTGCAAGCCCGACGCCACGGTAACGCTGGGCACCTTCGACCCGGTGCCCGGCGGCTACCCGGACGTGACCCTGCGCGACATCTACGTGAGCGTGGACGGTGCCGAGTACCGGCGCTGCAACCAGATCGGCGTGGGCACGGCCAGCGTGGTCGACACCGGAGCGCGCGGCGACGTGATGGAAAGCGGCGGCAGCGGTAAGCCGGCCTGGGAGATGCCACCGAGCGGCCTGAAAGGCTTGATCGAGCTCTACAACGGCATGCTGGGCGGGTTCGTCGGCAAGCAGTTCGCCGTGTGCGAGCCCGGCAAGCCGTGGGCATGGCCGGTGGAGTACCAGGACACGGTGTTTGACGACATCGTGGGCACGGCCAAGTGGGGGCAGAACTGGGTTTTGCTGACGACCTCGAGCCCCGTGGTGCTGCGCGGCGGCCCGCTGCTGTTCGACAAGCAGACGGTGGAGCTTCAACAGGCGTGCGTGAGCAAGCGCAGCGTGGTGGGCATGGGCAACGGCGTGGCCTGGGCATCGCCGGAAGGCCTGTGTTTTGTCGGTGACGGCGGCCCCCGCATCCTGACCGAGAAGATCCTGAGCCCGGAGCAGTGGGCCGCCCTGGTGCCTTCGACCATCACCGGCTCTCGCATCGAGCGGTACTACTTCGGGGCCTACAACGACGGCACGGCCAAGGCCTTCCTGATCGACCCGAACGACCCGGCCGGCATCATCTTCCTCACGCAAGGCGCGCGGGGCGTGTTCTACGACCCCATCAGCGACCGGCTGTACTTGCAGGACACCGGCAACGTCATCCGGCGCTGGAACCACCCGAGCGGCGCGCTGCTGACGGGCACGTTCAAGACCGAGGTGAAGCGCCACCCGCAGCCGACCAATCCGGGCTACGCGATGATCGTGGCGGATGGACCCGTGAGCGTGGCTTTCAAGCTCTACGCCGCGGTGCTGCAGCCCGACCAGACCACCGTGTGGACGCTGATGTTCAGCCGCACAGTGACGAGCGGCGAGCCCTTCAGCCTGCCATCGGGCTACCTCGCGCAGGACTTCCAGGTGGAGGTGCAGACCACCGGGCCGGTGCAGGGCGTGCTGCTGGCTGAAGACGTGGCCGACTTGCCCTGATGGCGCGCGTACCGAACATCCGCGGCACGGACAGCGTGCCCGCGGGGCCGCTGGCGTGGCTGAAGGAGTGGCTGGAGAGCCTGCGGACGTGGGTTCGCATGCGCGACCCGGCAGAGGCCACGGTGGGCGATGCGCTGGACAAGTTCACGACCCGCGGCGACCTCGTGCAGTGGGGCGTGGTGACGCGCAACGCGGGCGGCGCGTTCATCGGCAGCGGTGGCGGTGGCGGTGGGGCCATCACCATCGTGGTCCCGCCTGGCCCGGGTGGTGGCAGCGCCTACGTGCCCGACCTGACGCCACCCCCGACGCCCACGGGCCTCGTGGTGACGGCCGGCATCACCAACATCTACATCGGCCTGGATGCCCCGACCTACACGGTGGGCAACGGCCACGCGCAGACCAACATCTACGGCGCGATATGGGCCCCGGGCGACACCGAGCCCACGTTCAGCGACCCGCGCACCAAGTTCATCGACAACATCGTCGGGCCGGGCACGTTCCACGCCTACCCGAGCAACCCGGCCACGCGCTGGTGCATCTGGATCAAGTTCCAGACCCGTGACGGCATCGAATCGACCTCGCCGGCCGGCGGCACGCACGGCGTGCAGGCGACCACGGGCCAGGACGTGGCCGCGCTGCTTGAGATCCTGACCGGGCAGATCACGGCGAGCCAACTGTTCACCGACCTAGCGCGGCCCATCGGGCAACTGCTGGGGCGCTACGACGAGCTATCGAGCAACACCCTGGCCGCATCGCTGGCGGTGCATGAGGAAATGCAGGCCCGCGCGCAGGCGCTGCTGAACGAGGCCATTGACCGCGGCACGTCCATCACCGACGTGCGGCGCGTGGTCAACGAGGGCGACGCGCAACTGGCGCAGAGCATTACGACGCTGACCGCGGTAGTGGGCGGCAACGCGGCGGCCATCGAGAACGAATCTCTGGCGCGGGCCAATGCCATCTCGGCCGAGGCCCTGCAGCGCACGACCCTGGCAACCCAGGTTCGCGGGGCCTACACCGGCACGGACGTGAACGTGCTGAGTGAGGGGCTCATTTTCAGCGAGCGGCAGGCGCGCGTGGGGGCTGACAGCGCCCAGGTGCTGCGCCTGGACACACTCGAGGCCACGGTCAACAACCCGGCCACGGGCGTGACGGCCACGGCGAGCGCGCTGGACGCGGTAGAGCTCACAGTCAACAACGGCACGACCGGGGTTGTGGCCACGGCCGGGCGAGTCAGCGGCCTGGAGGCTTCGGTCAACACGCCGAACAGCGGCAACAACCCGACCTTCGCGCGGCTGCTGACCGAGGAAACCACCCGGGCGAGCCTGGACGGTTCGGTGGCGGCGCTCTACACGCTGCGCGCGGAGGTGTCCGGGGCCGGCGGGACGGTCATCGGTGGCTTCGGGCTTTCGGCCACCAGCACGGTGGCAGGCGGTGCGCGCCTTGACTTCGGCGTGAGGGCCGATCGGTTCTTTGTTGCCCCGCCGGCCGGCTCTGCCGTCACAAGCAACATCGTGCCTTTCACGGTGCAGACCAGTGACGAGACAGTCAACGGTGTGCTGGTGCCGAGGGGCGTCTACATGGATGCCGCGTTCATCAAGAACGTGACCGCAGTGGTTGCCCGGCTTGGCACGGCCTGGATTGACGATGCCATGGTCGGCACCTTGAGCGCGGCCAAGCTCACGGTAGGCGACGGCACGGTGGGCGGCAACCTCAAGAGCACGGTGTTCACGGCTGGCTCAGGCAGCACGCCGGGAACCGGATGGCGCCTGACGCCTGCGGGCCTGCTGCAAGCCAGCGGCGCCACGATCTACGGCACGATCTACGCCAGCGCGGGCGTGTTCGCTGGCAGCTTGTCGGCCGCTACGGGCACCTTTGCCGGCAGCCTGAGCGCGGCCACGGGCACGTTCAGCGGCAACCTCTCTGCGGCCGGCGGTACGTTCACTGGCGCACTGAGCGGCGCCACCGGCTCCTTCACCGGCACCCTGACCGTGGGCAGCAGCCCGGCCATCAGCGGCACCACGATGACCGGCAGCGGCGGCGTCATCAACAGCAGCGGCACCTTGGCCCTGGGCAACGCCACCACGAACCTGACGTTCGACGGTGCGGCCATGAAGATGAACGGCGCGTGGATCACTGCCGCGAACCTGAACCTCGGGGCCTTCACGCTCACGGTGGACGACTCGGCGGTGACGGCATCGGGCCCGAGCCCGGTGGACGTGTCGCAGGCCGTGACCGTGACCCCTTCCGGCGGCACCGGGACGATCACCTACTCCTGGCGGATGGTGCAGGACGGCGCCATCGCCAACGGGCCGGTGGAGCTCTACTTCAGCGGCAACGTCTTCGCCGCGTCCATCACCGTGGGCGCCCGCGCGACCAACACCGGCTCGCAGATCACCGGCTACGCCATCTGCACAGCCCGCGACGCGAACGGCCGCACGGCCGAGGCGGCGGTTTTCTTGTCAGCGACCTGCGTATGAAGACCTGGGCCAAGATCGAAGGCGGCTACATCGTGGCCGTGGCCAGCGCCGCGCGGCAGCCGGTGGGCCAGTGGGAAGAACTGCCCGCGGGTGCGTGGCCCGGCTGGCAGGCCCGGCCCAGCCCGGCGCACAAGCCCCGGCGCATCGGGAACCTGGTGGCCTGGGAAGACCCGCGCAGCCTGGAGCAGGCCCGCGCGGCGCGCATCGCCCTCATCCGCGAAGCCCGCGACGCCCATATCAACGGCACCTTCTGGTGGGACGGCAGCGAGTTCGACTCGGATCAGGTGTCGCAGACCCGCTTGCTGGGTGCCGTGGTGGCGGCCGCAGCGCAAGGGTTTGAGCCGGTGGCGTGGAGGCTGGCAGACAACACCTGGCGCATCTTGACCGCCAGTGACCTCGCGGCGGTGTACGGGGCCCTGCAGGCGCACCTTCGAGACGCCTTCAGCGACTTCAGCGCGTGCGAGGCCGCCATCAACGCAGCAACAACCGTGGCGGCAGTGGATGCCGTGACCTGGGAGTGATTCCATGTGGTACTCAACTGGCTCAGTGGCCGTCACCAACGGCAGCGCAACGATCACGGGCACGGGCACGGCCTGGCTGGACGCGGTGCAGCAGGGATGGGCCTTCTACGGCCCGGATGGCCGCCCGTATCAGGTGCTGACCGTCAACAGCAACACCAGCATCACCCTGGCGCGGAACTACGCCGGCACGACAACCACCGGGGCGCAGTACGACATCGTTCCCACGCAGGCCCTGGTGCGGACGCTGGCGCAGCGCGTGGGCGACCTCATCGCCACTTACTCCGGGTTCGTGACCACGCGACTCGCCGGGTTGTTCAGCGCGGGC